CCGCCGATCACGCTCCTAACTGGCGACTCGTTCGGCGGAGCCTACGGGACCGGCTTTTGGGCGAGTGAGAACGCGGGGAACGGGCTCTCCAACGTCGACTACTGCCTCCGAGTGCGGCCCGCATGATCTACGTCAACGTCGGCCACATCTGGGATAGCATCTCCCAGGAGACGTGGCAGGCGAATCTCGCGGCGGCGAAGGCGATCGGGTTCGCTGGCGTGCGCGTAACCTTCAGCGTCGATCAATACATGCTCGCGGTTGGAGGCGCGGTCGTCTCGACGCCACTGCACGCGTCGCAGCTCGGTATCCGCGCCTTCATGTCGGCGCTGCTTGATAGCGGCCTGCGGTGCATCTTCATCCTCTCGCCGACTGCGCCGATGTCCGGCTCGTGGGGCTGGCCGTGGCCGATCCAGTTTCGGCCGCCGGAGTCGTCCTGGCATCTGATCATGCCGGCGCTCCAGCACATGATCAACACGATCGTCGAAATCAGCGAGGCGGCAGGCGTGGACGTGTCGGAACGATACGAACTCGAACTGCCAAACGAGTGGTACTGGGGCGGGCCGGGCTGCACCGGCGCGACCCACGGCGGGGCGCTGGATCAAGCCACCGAGCCGCTCGACGAGGACTACATTCTGGAGTACGGCTCGGACGACACGACGGCGGCGACCGACATCGAGCGGCGCGGGCTGCTCGGCATCTTCGACACGGACGCGGACTGGGACGACCTGGCGGATTTCACCGGCAAAACCGGCTACGCTGACGTGCGAGGACGACACGAAGCGCTGCAGTGGATCATCCCGCAACTCGACCTGCATGGCATGAGACTCATCGGCTCATCGATGGAGGCCGACTACGACGGCACGAAGCTGGCTCGCTCCCTTGCGACGTACGCGCCGGAGGGAATCACCTACCCGGACGGGCTGCCCGTAAACCTGCACCTCTACGACTCGTCGATCCCGGCGAGCGTGAAGCGGCATGCGACGCTGTACGGACAGTGGTTTCTCAGGGCTGGGGCGCTCCGGCTTGCGCAGGCCTGGGCCGCGCTAGGCCGCTTGCCGGTCTATTGGACCGAGTTCGGTTTTCGACCGTCTTGGGTTTGGGGCTCAGACGAGGCAGGCTTCCGCGAGCGCGAGCGCGGGCAGCACTGGGCGCGGATGATCGAGGCCATGCAACGGCTCCCGGGCGTCTCGGCGCTCTACACGCTGCGCAACCGCAACGAGACCGACGATGCGGATTTCGACTTCGGCGTCCTCGACTACGCCGGCAATACGAGCCTCGGTGCGACGGCGATCGCGGCTCAACTCGGTCGCCGCCTCGATCCGAGCGTAGACCCACCTTATGGCGGCGCGTGGCTGCTAGGCGCGGGCGAGCCGCCGGCCGCACCGGTAGACACGGACTTCGAAGCCTGGCCGAGTGCGTACATCGACACGGAGGAGCCCGAGTGGGCACCGTCGGCGGGCACGATCCTCGACTGCCTGACCGACCAGAGCGACGCGACCTTCATCACAAACAACGGCGCCGTTGAGCCAGCGGCAACGCTCGCAGTAGAAGAGGTTACGGACGAGCCGCTGACGTTGATCGAGGTAGTCATTCGGTTGCGGATCAACGCCAGCACTGCCGGCGTGGTCGTGTACGTAGTTGATGGCGAGGATGCATTGGAGCCGGTTGAGTCAAACGGCGCGATGGTAGACGAGGCGGACACGTGGGAAACTCACACTGTGGCGTACATTCCCGGGCCGTCGACCGTGCTCTCGAACGTCACGGTGCGCATTCTCGATCCTCTTGAGGCGACGGTCATCGACGTTGCGTGGCTGCAGCTGAACGTCGAGGTGGCGGCGGTGGCGGAGATGCCGGAGTTCTGATGTGGCCGTGCGTGTGGCCTAGCGCTCGGCGCAGATACCCGCGTCTCGGCGCAGGCTTGGTTCGGGCCGATGCCATAAGGGCTAGGTTGGAATGGCTGGCGGACTAGGATTCGAACCCTGTGGTTGTCCAGGTTCGCGGCGAACGTCGGCGGTAAATGGCGTGTGGCCTACCGTGTGGCTTTTAGGCTGGCTCGTCGAAGGCTTTGCGCACGGCGTCGCGCATGAGGTCGGTGCGCGACTGGGCGTACTCACGCATGAGTATTGTGGGGTCATGACGCATGGCCTGGGCTGCGGTCACGACATCGACGCCTGCTTCGAGCAGCGTTTGCCCGTAGGTGCGGCGCAGCGTGTGCGGTCCAATCGCCGGGACATGGCCGAGCCCGGCCCGAAGGAGCAGCCCCTTCAGGTGGCATTTGACAGTCTTGGGGTGGGCCGGCTCGCCTTTGCGCTGCCTGGCTAGTTGTATCACATAACCCGAGCCGTGCCCGACCAGCGGACGCAAGATCATCGGCAGTGGTACCCAGCCCGAAGAACGGGCGGTCTTGAGTCGCTCGCGCACGTGAATGGCGTCACGCGTCACGGTGACACCCCTGCGAATCCAGACTCCGTCACCGTCTCGGTCCTCGTGCATGAGCCCGCACGCTTCGGACACGCGAAGGCCGAGATAGCGTAGGAGCATGGCTGCCATTTGTGTGCCTGAATCGGGTTCAGATGCGATCGCGGCGTCGAGGGCTGCTCGTTCGTCCGGCGAAAGCGGCCTGCGAAGGCGGGCGCCGCGAGCGGGTGGGGTGGTTCGAGCAGGATTGCCTGCATAGCGCAGGACCTGGTGGATGTGCCCGAGGCGGTTTCGCACGGTCGCGGGAGCAAGGCGCTTCAGCTGTCGACGAACCCATGCGGCGAGATCGCGTTCGGTGATGGCCAGGACGGGCAGGTCTGCGAGCGGGTCGGCTTCGAGTGCGCTGGTCCACCACAAGTAGGTGTCTCGCGTCGTTGGCGCAAGGTGGGTCGATTCAGTCAGCCACAAACGAGCCGCGCTCGATAACGAGCGGTTTTCGCCTCCGGGTGGCACGGCTAGTTTCTGGTTCAGCGCGGCCCGCGCTTCGCTCTTCGTCGGCCTGGCTGGCCCTGCGATCTTCTTCCCGTTCTGTTTGACGATGCAACGCCACAGCCCGCTCGGGAGCCGCTCGAACGTGCCCTCGCCCCGCGCTCTCCGCTTCGATCCAGCCATTGTATGCCTCTAGCGTGGTGAGCCATCGCCCGCCGACTCGCAAGGCGGGGAGGTTACCCGCCCGCGCGGCGTCGCGCAGGGTGGACTCA